GTCATATGCCGCACTCGTTTGATAACGACGGTGACTTTGACCTCGACGACGATTTAGGGTACGACGATGACATCGACTATAAATGAAGTCCGCCTAGCCCGCAAGAAGCAAAAGCTTTTTGTCGAGCTGGAGTGGAGACGCTGCGCACAAGACAAAGAATACTTCATCAAGAACTACGTCTATATCCAGGTCCAGCCAAAATGGGATAGCCGCGGTCGTTCTAAGTTCGAGCTATTTGACTACCAGCAAGAGGCCCTACGTGCCTGGAACGATAACCGGTTCGTAGTTATCGTAAAGGCCCGTCAGCTCGGGTTCACCACACTGGCCATGGCCGACATCCTCTGGCACTGCCTATTCCAACCTGGATCTAACCTGCTCTTGGTCTCAAAGAATCAAGACTCAGCCAACAAGAACCTCGGCATGGTAAAGTTCATGTACCAGTTCCTGCCCGACTGGATGAAGGAACGCGGACCTTCGTTGACGAAGGCCGCCGAGTACAAACTGGAGTTCGACTACCCAGACGGTATGAAGTGTCAAGTCAAGTCTTTTGCCGGTACAGAGACCGCAGGTGCCGGTGAAACAGCTACCATGGTGGTTCTTGACGAGTTCGCACTCATGCCAGACCCTACGAATACGTACAGAACCATCATGCCTACTACAGACGCCGGTGGTCGCCTGATTATTATCTCTACCGCACGTGGTGCTTACAATGAGTTCGCCAAGATCTACAAGGGCGCCAAGTCAAAGCAGAATCAATTTATCCCGTTATTCCAGCCGTGGTCAGCATCGCGTCTTATCTCCGAGAAAGAGTACGAGCTAAAGCGTAGAGAGTTCGCAGCCAACCCGTGGGAGTTCTACTCAGAGTACCCATCAGACGATATCGAGGCTTTCCGTGAATCCGGTAACCCGCGGTTTGTAAACCTACCTCACGAGGCCAGGGAGTTTCCTAATCGAGGCATGCTGGTGGACGGAGGTAACGGTGTCGAGTTTTTCGACGACCCAGACGGTCACGTATGGCTTGACGATCTCATCCCGGACAACCACCGAAACTACTATATAGGCGCTGACCCAGCACAAGGCCGCGGAGGAGACTACTCTACAGCCACCGTGCTCACCCTTGACGACGATGGACTACCAAGAATCGTAGGCTTCTACCGCGCCAACACAGTCGAACCCGTAGAGTGGGCAGCAGATATCGATAGACTCGGACGGTTCTTCGAAGGACGTAATGGCCCAGCCCTTCTTGCAGTAGAAGACCAAGGCGGTCAAGGTCAGCTACCCATCAATGAGCTACATCGCAATCTTTGTACCCAAGTGCATACGTCTATCGGCCCACGGGTCGTAGGAGTTTCGCCAAATCGGATCGATTGTTCAGCTTCCCAATGTCAGCCGACCGCAGGAAGATGGTTATCGATAAACTCGCTGAGTACCTAGCTGACGCAAATACAGAACGCCCGTCCCTACGAGGCCTAAACCACCACCTACTGGAAGAACTTATGCAGTTCGTACGTCAGGAACTTCCAGGCGGAGGCGTCCGCTACGCGGCCGACTACGGATGCCACGATGACCTTGTCATGTCCCTGGCCATTTCGGTATGGGTAGCGCAGGAGGCGGGAGATGCCAGCGCCCCAGGTCTGGACGATAGTGAGGACGTTGTACGGATCTACAACACCAAGATGTATGAGATCCGCGAACGTGCCATCAAAGCCGCAGAAGAAGCAGAACAGCAGTCCTGGGACAGCTTCGCTCTCGGAGGCGGCTGGAATTACGACTAACCCCAACCCACAACCCACAAGGAAACCACATGAAGAGCTACACACTCAACGATAAGCAGATGCTTCTCCGCGACGCAATTCGCCGGATGGACCCTCTGCACCAGCACTGGAAAGTCCTAGAAGGACTATTCCGTACCGGACTACGCCGCGAGCTCAACGCCCGCGACTTCGCAGACCTGATCCCTACGCCGATTCCTGGCAACGTCCTAAAGACGATCAACATGGTACTGCCGCACATTTCGTTGATGACAACTTCAATAGTTTCCCGCGACCCGCAGATGCTGGTCACGCCGGTTGGTGGTCAGGACGAAAACACAGAAAACAGCGCAACATTTGCACAGGCCGTACTACAGTACTTCTGGCGCCGCACCAACGCCACCGATGACGTCAAGGCCGCAACCGAAGATATGCTCAAGCTGGGCAACGGCTTCGTGAAGGTTGGCTGGGAGTACATCGCCGAAGAGTATAAAGAAAATCCCGAAGCCCTCATGGACGAGACCTTGATGGCAGTTGAAGCAGCAGACGCTACCGCAGAAGACGGTGGCTTTGCACCAGACACAACAGATCTACGCGATTCAAACAAGGCACAGTTTACATACGAGTCTGTTATTGCAGACGACCCGTTCGTTGAATACGTATCACCGTACGACATCTTTGTAGCAAGAGACGCTCGCCGCTTAGAAGGCGCTCGCTGGGTAGCACAACGACTACGACTACCAATCGACGATCTGAGAGCACGTTTCGGAGAAGACGCATCAATTACAGTAGACGCTCTTATCGCGTCAGACGCCCTCGTATCTACATACAGCAACAACACCACGACATCTCTACCCGAGGTTCTATCGTACGCTGTGATCTTTGAGTTCTACGACATGGACAAGCGTGAACTAACCGTCATGCAGATCGACGGAAACGAACCCCTATACCAAGGACCGATCCCATACCAACACCGCTACCCACCATTCGTACACTTCCGTAACTACAACGACGGCGGTATGCAGTGCTGGGCATTTGGTGATCTTGAAAACATCGCAGGTATCCAGCTTATGCTAGGTGAAGTAACCCGCGCACAGATCGACGACCTAAAGCGTGCTGGTAACAAATACGCTATCCGTAAGCGTAACCTGACACCAGAGGTCAAGAAGCAGCTGGAGTCACCACTACCAGATCAGGTAATTGTCTTCGACGTGCCAGAGACTGTAAACTTAGACGACATCGTACGTCCATTGAACCGACAGGCCACACCGTCTGACGCGTACAACATGGATGTCAAGTTACAAGATGCCATGCAGCAGGTTCTCGGAATCAACGACTTCCAGGCCGGAGGTACGGGAGCAAACCGTATGTCGGCTACAGCCGCGGCGGTAGTAGACGGGATCGCCACACTACGTGCCCAGGACAAACTGGCTGCCGTTGAATCCGGTATCGCTGGCATAGGCCAGCGTATCCTGCTTCTCTGCCAGGAATTCCTGGATGAGAACCGAGCTATCCGTATCGCCGGAGCAGGCGGTGCTATGTGGCTACAGGTTTCCGCTAGCGATATCTTCGGTGAGTTCAAGGTAAACGTCGAAGGCGGTTCTACACGCGCCCTCAACCCAGCTACACGTGCGCAACGCGGTATCCAGACCCTGCAGACAGTTGTACCTACCCTGTCACAGCTAGGATACGACGTAACCAACGCCGTACGCATGGCTCTCCGCGATATGGGTTACGATCCTAACTACCTCATGATACAGCAAGAGCAGCCGGCTCCAGAAGAGGCGATGCTCCCCGAAGAAGGCATGGCCCCTCAAGAAGGCCAGCTGACACCAGAAATGCTGGATATGCTAGCTGCACAGGCTCAAGCACCAGCACCCGCTCCGGCAGAAGCCGTAGCTCAAGAGTTCGGAGGACCAGGAGTTCCTGGAGCCACCGACGGTACCATCGCACTCTAAGGAAGGTGATTTATGCCAGCGATGCCAGACAAGAAAGAAAAGATGAAGGCCCTAGACCTCATGATCGTTCTAGGCGGACCCAAAAAGGGTAAGCCTGAGGAAGGCGAGGAAGATATGTCCAAGAAGCACATGGGCTGCAAGTGTCCGTGCTGCGGCAAGCCCTGCGAGGATTGCATGGAAGGCCGTCACGAGTCTGAGGACGAAGAGTCCAAAGACGAGGAAGAAGACGAAGAATACTAAGATTGTCCACAATGCGGGTGCGTCACGCCCCGTGATGTGTACATAATGAGAGGGCAAGCACACCCTCTCTCCTTGGCCATTCGGCCATCGAACAAGGCGACACAGTAGATCGCGGCCATGCGACACCTAACTGGTTATGCCACTCGAGAGTGAAGGAAACGCGCATGTCAGAAGAACTAAACCTCAAAGACATTATCAACGAGGCCCTATTAGAAATCGAACCCACAGATGTGGATAACTCGGTAGAGGGTCAGGACGACGATCTGGTAGATCTGGAGCTTCCTAGCGAAGCAGACGGTGACCCCGAAGCTTCCCTGGAGGAAGAGTCCGATATCGAAGACGATGAGTCAGACGAAGAAGTCGACGAATCAGAGGAAGGTGATGACGGCGCAACCGACGACGCGGATTCAAACGTGTACGTCGTCAAGGTAGATGGCGAAGAGGTCAGCGTTTCGCTTGACGAACTCAAAGCCGGATACTCCCGCCAAGCACACTTCACACGGTCTATGCAGGCCCTGAAGGAAGAGCGCGAGGCATTTGAGTCAGAGGTAGGGCAAGTCCAAGATACATTCGAGCAGCTTACGCAGCTTGATGTAGCATGGGAAGAAGCCCCAGTTTCTGTCCTCACAAACCTCCTTGCATCCACAGAGAACCCAAGCTATATGCTAGGACTTCTCATACGCGAGGCCGCTGCTAACGATCTGTTGACGGATGATGCGCTTCAGTACTTCGGTATTGACGCTCAGACCAAGCAGACATGGCAGTCGGAAACAGAAGTGGAGCGGCTACGCCGCGAACTGCAGGCACGGGAACGCGCCGAGCAGGAGTACACAAGTCAGTCCGAGGCCAACGCCACGGAAGCTCGTGTACAGGAAGCCATGCGTGTATTCGATAATCAGGTCTCCGAGATCATTACCGAAGAACAACTGGATCTTCCGTCAAACCAGGATAAGGCTCTATTCAAGGCAGAACTTCTAAAGTATGCCCGTGACAATCAGATCCTGGATTTGAAGAAGGCTTACGCTGCCATGTCATATGAGCAAGCACGTGTAGCCAAGGCTGCTGAGACTCGTCGCTCTCAATCAGCTCAAAAGAAATCAGCGACGAAAGTTGTAACCAGAAAGAGCGCCGGAGCTTCCGGTGTCACGAAGGTAAACAACACAACGGATCTCCGTTCGATCATCGAACAATCGATGCGCGAGCTAGGTTCGTAACACTCGAGCACATAACCCCAACCATAGAAAGGTAAACAAATGGCCCTCGGTGCAGATAACAACGCGGTGTTTACCCAGCTCTTCTCGACCACTCTTCAGAAGTACGAGAAGGTACTGGCAGATAACATCCTCCTAACCCATCCAACGCTTGAACTCTTCAAGCAAGAATCAAAGTCCTACACAGGTCGCGGTCTTGTCATTCCGCTACGTGCCGCTAACCTCGGTGCAACAGCTTATGACACTGCTTCAGGTTCAGGCGGATATGCAACTGGTGTGTCAGCAGACACAATCGGTTCAGCAGTATTCGACTGGGCTAACAGCGTACTGACCCCGTACCGCATCAAGCACAAGGACATCCTACAGAACACCGGACCTGAGCAGGTCGTATCCCTCGTTGAGGAATACGTCAAGGGCGCAGCCGCTGATCACCAGGACTTCCTTATCGCTGAGCTCTGGGCAACCTCAAGCTCAACAGGCGACATCCTCTCACTACGCGAGCTTGTAGCAGCTACAGACACGCTGTCAACAACATCTGCTCGTACTGTAGGTGGAATCCGTGGTGGTGTGTCAACTGAGACCGTTACAAACGTAGCGCGTACTGGTACAACCGCAACTGTAACTGTTGGAGCAAGCGATTACATCGTTGGCGACAGCGTTGTAGTTTCTGGTCTAACCAATACAGCACTAAACGGTACTTACACACTCACTGCTGTTACATCAACAACAATTGAGTACACAACTGCAACATCAGGTACTATTGCCTCAACAGCAGATTCAGGTACAGTCGTTGCCTCCGCAATCAAGGACTACTGGCGTGCAACCGTCCAGACAAAGTCAAAGGCGACTGTCGATATCTTGACAGCATTCCGTTCGGTAGTGAACGCAATCTACAAGGCATCACGTAAGCGCCCGACCCACATCATCGCAGGCTTCGACGTCTATGAAGAGTTCGAAGCTTACCTGCAAGACAAGGGTCGTTACGACTTCAGCAATGTCAACAAGGCAGAAACCCGCTTCCGCGAGATCTCCTTCGACGGCATCACTGTTCGTCTTGATCCAGATGCACCGGTGGCAGAGGCGTACTTCATCCACGCTCCGGCCCTACGCTTCGGTTACCTTGCTGGTGAGTTCATGAAGACTTACCCAGCTGACCGTATCCAGGGAACTCTGGACGAGGT